GTTCCGCCCCTGATGGTTCCGCCCCTGATGGTTCCGCCCCTGATGGTTCCGCCCTCGATGGTTCCGCCCCTGATGGTTCCGCCCCAGATGGTTCCGCCCCAGATGGTTCCGCCCCTGATGGTTCCGCCCCAGATGGTTCCGCCCCTGATGGTTCCGCCCTCGATGGTTCCGCCCCTGATGGTTCCGCCCCAGATGGTTCCGCCCCAGATGGTTCCGCCCCTGATGGTTCCGCCCCTGATGGTTCCGCCCTCGATGGTTCCGCCCCTGATGGTTCCGCCCCAGATGGTTCCGCCCCAGATGGTTCCGCCCTCGATGGTTCCGCCCCAGATGGTTCCGCCCTCGATGGTTCCGCCGTAAATCTTAGCATTTCCGCCCGGCCATAGAAAATATTCGTAGCCTCGTTCGTCCGTTTTAATTTCTAAAAACTGTGGATACATAATTTTTTCTCCTTTCTATGTTTTGTAAAATGCAATTACCACTATCGTAATCAGAATCATAACCGCGATGAACGGCCACGCGATATCGAGGGCAACGGCCCACGGCGAGCGGTAGGGCTGCGGGGTGATAGGTTTAAGATTCATTGGGTTGCTCCTTTGTTTAATACGTCTTTTGTTCTTGCCGTTAGAAGATATTCAGGAACTAAAACATTGTCGCTTTTTCTTGCAAATATTGCATATCGCGCGGCGAGCAGTCCAGTAGGCTGCGTAAATCCCACAAATTTACCGCGAGTAAATCTTGTTTTACCGGTATCAAAGTCTTTGAAATAGTATTTCATTCCGATTCTCCCTTCCCCCGCGCAATCGCGGCTTTGAATTCGTCAAGCTTTTTCTTCATCATCATATACTTGTCTCTTTCAGGACACCATGTAAGCGAGTCCTCGAAAGCAGGCACAACCATTTCACACGCTTTCAGCAACTCCTCGAACGGCTCCTTGATGATGTCGAGAGCTTTTAACAATCCTGTTCTCCGAGCATCCCCGGTAATTGCATCAAAGCTTGTTTTGTGGTTAATTACGTCTAATTTTGCTATCAATTCCCTAATCTCCGCTATCGGCCCTTTCGCATGTGGCATGTTATTTCCCCTTCGCTTTTGTTCTCGGGCCCATGATAGCCATCCCGATTTCGTGATCTATTAGTGTGTGTCCGACACCGTTTTTAACCCATTTATGGCACTGGAGGCAGTAATACTTTGTTTCGTCTTCCGGTTTTTCTCTGTAGGGCACAGCACGCCAGCCGCTCACGGCACATATCATGGCCCTGTTTTCTCTTCCGACTTGTTTCAGTTTGTCAGCGCGCGGTAGTTGTTCCATGTTATTCTCCTTTCGCTCTTGCGGTTAGTCACTGCCTTTCGTTCTGATAAGTATAGAAACCAGTGGCGGTCGCACCCCGCTCGAATTAAATATAATTGATCTTATATTCTTCGGCCTGAAATATACATCAACACCGGGTGATGATAAATGATATTCCAAGTCTTTTTTGTTTTTTCCGTCATTGTAAAACCAGTTCAATTCCCCTTCTACGATAAAATCACCAACGTCGGTAACAAAATATATAAAATGTTTCACCCCTCGCTCACCTCCTTTCAAGACCGCCCGAATTTTACCCACGCAAATACATATCCCACGGCAAATGACATAGCTGGAAGTATTAAAAATACAGATAAAGCAAAAAACCATTCCGGTTTAGGAATCTCCATCCTCTCAACCTTTCCGCCCCGCAGGGCTGGTTATTTAACGTATGTTTTTTAACGGTACTGCAATGGCATACGGACATCCAAATTCTATTATAAGGTCTCGCGCAGCTTTCATACTGTGCATGATGATAGTGTTATCATCAAATGGATAAAAAGCCCTTGTGTGTTCATCAGAACCGCGCCTTAAAAATGCGTTGCTGTGTAAGGAATGAGCAATTACAGCTTTCATAAAATTACCTCCTCTCAAAATAACTGCTGACATCCAGTTACGCCTTTTTGCAGCCTCAGCTTACATGCCGCGTACATGCCCGGATAAACGCGCTGGCAGGCCCGGCAATCCTTCAGGATTTCCCTGTCTACCCCGCCGCGCTGAACGTTCACCACGTCGTCAAACATGGTAGTCTGTGACGCTCTGGGCTTCGTCGCGGTCGGGCCGCAATGTTCAAGCTTTAACTCGCTCATTTTAATAGTCCCTATTCGCAATCAAATATTCTTCCATTGTTTTATAAAACCCTCAGATGCGACGCCGTGCGCTTGTTTAACACAGGCTCTAAGATCATCCATGTTGCGGGAAAACTGGAGCGCGTTCAAAAGCGCACCTTCACAGCCCCTGTCTTCCGCATCATGAAACATTCTTGAGTGTAGCTCGTTAAATTTGTGTGGCAAGGCAGTACCACAATACGGGCAATATTCAGCTTCGCCGTTAGCTAAATCAATTCTGACAGATTTTGCACAGTTTGTGCAGCGTTTGTGCACATCGGTTTTCATAATCATTCTCCTTTCAGATTTAACCTCAAGCATTCCCCGCGAACGGGGAACGGTTCAGGTTAAACAGCTTCAAGCTCCTCGATGATGTTCCGCGCGCGCTTCCACCGAAACATCTGATTAGAGTCGTGGACTTCAATCAACGTCGTGGCGGCGGCGGAGTCCATGAGTTCTGCTACCGTACCCACCTCAACCGTAATATCTCCGTAACATCCGCCCTCACCGCCTGATTCTTCTATCACTGTGTCAATCATATCCTCATCCCTACAAATCTCTCCTGCTCTTAAACAATTCTGATTGTACGTTGCTATTGTTACTGTCTTTACTCGCATAACATTCTCCTTTCAAAGAGATTAGTTTAGGTTAAACGGCCATATCAATTTCTAATTGTGATAATTCTGAGATTGCGTTCTCGATCCCAATAACAAAAGCACGGCAATTAAGTTTATCACAATCATAGCATTTTTCACAGTCTTTAAGACCGCACTGCCTTAACGCTATTCTTTGAGTGCCTTTAAGACATCTGATATATTCGTGTGTTGTCATTTATACACTCTCCATAACTGCATCCGGTACAAATGTCTTTTCAAATGTAGTAGCATTCGGTAATTCTATGCCATCATACATCTGCAAGTTATTACAGACACTATCAGCTATTTTACAAGCTGTAGCATAATCACAGTCTGCAAGCTCCAACTGGATAAAACCAGTAAGCTTTGAATGTAGTGTAGCTCCGAGGTAATTCTCTTTAATCAGTTTGATTCTCATAATAACATTCTCCTTTCAAAGAGAAAAGAGAACAGAACGGAAGCAATGACCTGGCAGGTTGCGCTCCCGCTCCGCTCTCGTAATATTTTGTGTGTGGTGGTCGCCAGGCCATGCAATAATTATAACAAATCAACGAAAATCTGTCAAGCGTTCCGCGAATAAATAAATATCTGCCCATCAACACAAGCGTTTTTAGTTTCTACGTCTGGCACTGCCCGCCACCACGGGACAAACCGACAGCATGCCCAAAAGGGCAACGCCGCGCGCCCGCGCATCACGCGCACACGCGCATACCTATCACGTAGCAATAACCTTCTTTTGCTTTATATTTATTTATTTAATTCTTTGCTTTTAATATATAGCTTTTATATATAGCTTTTAATATCTACATTCCGCTTTTTGTACTAACTAATATCTTGCTTTTATATCTTTGTCTTTTATCTTTTGCTTTTATCAGAGTATTTAATATTCTTATTTAATATTAGAGAGAGGGCAAGGATACAAAGGCTTTTCGTTATCTGTGCATCAGGAGGCAGGATTTTTTTTATCTATGCGCAGTATAGACGTTATCTATACTTAACAAGAAGCGTGATAGATACAGGGATATTTGTTATCACTTTTGCCTTGATGGCTTTGAGCGCGGTACTATCAAGGCGGTTAATTTAGTGCTTAATTTAACGCTATCTTAACACGTCATATTAAAAAACCCTGTATTCATCGCAATATCTTATTTTGCAACATATAAATGATTATGCGACGTTGGTAGTTAAGAGAACAGAGCCTGGTAATTGATCCATGGCTGTGTAATCGCTTGAGTGTTAGCTATCCGGCCGCTGTATTGAGCGGGCTTTGGCGGCAAGCGTTAGGTGTCCGCCCCTGTATTTGCGCGGCGCGTATCATATCAGGGATCACGCATCAGGGTAATTGAATAATTGAGATCAGAGAAGGGGAGGGTGTGTCGGGCATCCAAGCGGGGCCGGTATCATACATTATATCGGGACAGGATTCTTTTAGGGGTATTTATCTCTCTTATGGATGTTTGACAAATAAAACAAAATTTGATATAATTGAAACATGACTATTAACAATGAAGTTACAGGACACGTTATTGGATTTGGTGAAGAGGTTATAGAAGCCATAAAAAAATATTGTAAAAATTTAATTATTGGCGCAAAAGGGGAGGATTGGGTAAAAAGACAAAGCCATGGTGGTAAAATATACGATGAGAGATTAGAGGTGGCTGTATTTGATGCTCTCGTTCATGTGTCAATGACAGAGTGTAAGCTACCGCCCCAAGTTAATTTTTATAGGTTAGAAAAAACGGAGTATCAAATTGTAAGGAGATAAGGCGGTGCGCTGGCCGACGGGCCACAGAGGGCGCGAACTCTGAGTGCTGCCTGTTAGAGACGCAACACTATTGAGAAGAGCCGCTCCGAGAGGGGCGGTTTTTCTTTTTGGGATTAATCCTTGACAACGCGCCCGGCGTGTGATACAGTTCGGGTATGGGTAAGCTGGATCACCAAATAATACTTTGCGACAAAAGGACAGGGCGGCGGCTTTCCAGCTTACCCGGCTTCAAGCCCCGCGTTGTCCTTTTTTCAGAAAGGATTTGATATGCTTATAGAAGAAATAGTGATTTATTTTGCTGGAAATTGTTATATCAAAACAAGAAAGGGGCGTTGGTACCGCACAGAACTTATGGGCAGCGCCTTTGGGGGCGATTACAAAAAAGCGGTGAGAATAGGAGATGACGAAGATATTAAAATTCTCCAAAAAGAATTGGAAAAGAATTACAAGGAGACTGTTTTCAAACGAGAACAAGACGAAGAAGAAAGCACATACTAATGGCTAAAGCGCGGTTGTTATCCAAATCGCTTTCGACGAGCGAAAAATTCACCAACCTGAAAACTGACAGCGCCCGGCTTCTTTATTGCCTTCTTCATCCACACTCAGATGATTTCGGGCGCTTGGACGGAACTCCGTTCTGGATAAAACACAACCTTGTACCAACGCTCGAAAAGTTTACTCAAAAACAGGTAAAAGATTGCCTTTCCGATATGAATAACGAAAAAATCATCGAATGGTACAAGATCGACGGGAGGCCATATATTCAGATAGTAGATTTCGAGAAACACCAAACGGGGCTTCACAAAAGAACAAAACCAAAGATTCCGGGAAATTCCGGGAAATTCCGGGAAATTCCCTCTGAAGGGAAGGGAATAGAAGGGAATTTAAAAGAAAAACCTTTTGTTCAGGACGATGAAACCGATCATCCTGAACCGGATGTGAAAATCTCGTTTAATTGGGAGACATCAAAGATAGAGAATGTTAAAAAAACACAGGTTAAAATATGGAGTGAGGCTTACCCCGCTTGTGATGTAAGCGCAGAAATAAGAAAAGCTGCTGCATGGCAGGCCGCGAATCCTAAGAAGCGAAAAAAGGATTATAAGAGATTTTTGAACAACTGGCTTTCACGATGTCAGGAAAAGGGCGGCACTCAAACAAAGAGCGACACATGGGGCGCGCCCGACATGGAGATAGTATGAATTTTGTATCAGAAGAAATTGAAAAAGATGTTCTCGGATTCTTTATATACAATCCTGAGAAACTAAAAATATACCATACCCTGATAACAGAAGATCACTTTTATAGCGAAAAGCACAAGTATCTGTATGGCTGTATGAGAAGGCTGCTGGCAAAGGGTTCTGAGATAAACGCACATACAATCTCAGCAATAAGCAAAATGGACGGCAGACAAGACGTTTTGGCGTGGTTAAGTGTAGTTGCGGACTGTTTGCCGCCGGCGGACGAACACGCGCTAATTAAGATGCTGGACGACGTTTACCGCGCCCGGCGGTGCTACATGGGCCTCGTGGGAGCCAAACAGGATAAAACGGAGCCGACGGATTTTATTGCAGAGGCCGGGAAGGTGGTCTCGGAAGCACTCCTTGAGTCGTCGATGTGGAAGCGGCGCAAGACGTTAAAAGAGGAATTGCGTGAAATATACGACGAAATAGAGCGATTGCAGAAACAGGGCGGGGCGGTGCCGGGGCTGCCGACCGGGTTAAAAAAGCTCGATGAAGTGATTTATGGGCTTCGGAAAGGTAGTCTGATAATTGTGGCCGGGCGACCGGGGCAGGGAAAGTCCAGCCTTATTATCCAGATTGCCGACGGGCTGGCTGCCGAATACCATAATGTGCTGTGCGTGACGCTCGAAATGACCGTTCAGGGCATATTGAAGCGCGTTCTGAGCCAGAGGACAGACATTCCCGGCAAGGTGCTTTCAACCGGCAGGATGCAATCTGATTACTGGAACAGTCTTTCGTTTTCTATCGAAAATCTCGTTGAAAGCGGCTGGAAGATAATAAACCCGCGACCGAATCTGAATAACGTGGAAGCCGAGATACGCGCCGAAATGCTCGAAAAGCGGTATGACCTGATTGTGCTGGATCATGTTCAGTGTATCCGGGGCGAAGGAAAACGCCGGGAAGTGATCGGGTCCGCCGCGGGGCTATTCAAGTCCATGGCTCTTGAATTCGACATCCCGTTTGTTCTGGTGAGCCAACTCAACCGCCAGATGGTGAGCGAGAAGCCGCGCCGCCCGCGCCTGTCAGACCTCAAAGAAACAGGCGACCTCGAAGAACAGGCCGATGTCGTCATGTTTGTGTACCGGCCCGGTGAATACGACAAAGAACAGAACAAAGCATACACAGAACTGATAATCAGCAAAAACCGCGACGGAGAAACAAAAATCATAAGATGCACGTTTGAAGCTGCTTTTACCCGCTTCAAGGAAGGAGTACAAGGTGGAACTACGAATACCGATAGCGAATGAACGCCCGGCGTGGGTAATGATGCTCGAACACGGCACGCCGCTCGAGCTGGCCGCGCCGTTCATCAGAGAATGGGAAGCACAGATGAGAGATGAAAAAATAGCCGATCTGAGGCATTGAAAGGGAGGAATAAATTATGAAAGAGTTTGCAATTTCTATTCTTATTGTCGCGGTATTTGTGTTGTCGTTTTTGTACGGTTGGTTTTCTAAACCGTATCCTTATTGCCCGCCGTGCGATCGCGCGACGTGTGCGGAGATGTTGCCGGAAGAGCCGGAGAAAGCCCACTTTGTATCAGGCGATATTGTGACGTGGGTGAGAGGCGGAACAGACGGCAGAGACGTAATAATCGAGCTTCTCTCGGTAGAGCTTGGTGGGTGGTGGACTTTTAGAACCTTGTTTAACAAACCAGTAATGGATAAAGTCCAAGAGCACAATCTGGAAGTGGCCAAGGAGGCATTGAAAGGAGCGCGATAATGGGTGATTTTAGAGCAGATATTACAATTAAAGCGAATTTTTGGGGAACCAAAGACGAGATAAAGCTTGATGTTAATTGGAGTCCCCATGATGGGGTAGATTATTGCGTAAGAGAATTTTTTGAGGCATTGTATGAAAAAGCAATGCGCGAATACGACAAAGATGTACGTGAATACGAAGAAAGAGAAGAAGAAAGAAAAGAAAAAGAGTTGTATGAAAAGCTAAAAAAGAAATACGAGAAAGGAGCGCGAAAATGAAGGACACCATCGCGATAGAACTCGCAAAAGAGCATCTGGCCGAACGCGACAAACTGACAGAAATATTTCAATGCGAACAAGGGAACATGGCAAGCGATAAGCTTGCTGCCGATGTGCGGAACCTGCTGGTGATAATCGAGCGGTTGGAGGCAAAGAAATCATGCGACCAATAATTGACGCGGGGCTTGTGCGCGGCGACGACGGCTTCGCTTACATGTGTGCCGACGAAACTGTTTTTTACCGCGTAACGATCACTCAGGTGCCTCTCGCGAAACAACACGCCCTGAGAGAAGAACGCAAGGAGATGAAAGAGAAAGAAGCGGAATGATAACCATGAATGGATATAAACATTTAGCAAAAATTCGAGAATACTGTGATTACATAGAAGAACACCTAAAAAATGTTGAATGGGCATGGTCTGTGTTAAAAGAGAAGTGCGAAGACATGCACTTTGTATGGGACGACCACCTGTATTGGTGGGTGAACGAACTGGTAAAGCAGCACGATGTCTCGAAGTTCAGTGCTGAGGAATTTATTCCGTATTGCTTTAAGTTTTACCCGATTGTAGACGATGTAGCCGAGGAGGCTTTTGCGGCGGCGTGGGAACACCATAAAAAAGAGAATCCGCATCATTGGGAAAATTGGACATCGGCAAAATATTACAATCCTTATGAGGCAGAAGTGCATTGTGTGTGTATGGTTATTGACTGGATGGCTATGGGGAAAAAGTTCGGCGATACCGCACAATTATATTATGAAAAAAACAAGGACAGGATAAAGTTGCCCGATTGGGCTGTTAAATTTATTTATGAGATTTTTGAACGAATACAGAATGCAGAAGACGCGAAAGGAGCGGAGCGTGGAGGGTAAAAGCATTGTTGTGAACGGAGTTGAACACAAAGTAACCGAAGACCTGTGGGGTTTGTTCGAAGAATTGCACCTCAAGATACAACGGCTCGAAAAAAGAATCGCAGAATACGAAATGAAGGAAGTTAAATTACATTGAAACCATATCCCATCCAACCCGGCGATCCCAACTGCGCCCACGCGGTCAAATACGACATAAAGAAGAACCGCACCATCGAGGGCGTCTACTGCAACGTGTTCCGCTGCCGCGCTTGCGGCGCAAAGTTCGGATACCCGGTAGTTCAAGAGCCGATGTGGGTTAAACAGCAAAGGAAAACAAGGAAGAAGAAGAAAGGAGGTGAAAAATAGAAATGGAGTCTAAAACACTTGACAACACAGATATTAACGGAACTTCAAAAAACGTGCCCGATGTGAAAGTATTCGGAAACAGCGATGCCTTTCAGCTTATCTGTAAAGCATCTTCCGAAGCCGAGGGCTGGATGAAAAGCACGAAAGCAATGGAGGTTCCAAACGGTTGTATCGTACAGGTAACGACTCAGCAGAAAAACATAGATGGTTCGTATTCCATCGCTGAAGCGCTGACGTTTGTGCCGGGAGTACAAGTCCAGATAGACGCCGAAGACAGCGAAAACGGCGTTACGGCCCGCTCTCTGGTAAAAGCCAACTAACGAGCAATAGCAATCAGGCGGGTGCAATTCCCGCCGCTCGCTTAAAATGAACGCCTACGACAAAGCAGCCCTCATCATTATCGGGATCACCGCGCTTTTCGCCGCGTGGTTCTACTGGCAGGTCATTTTCTGAACAACTACGCTCGCGGGATGATTTGGCCGGGGATGACTTTGGTTTTGAATTTAATCATTTTGTTGGTTTTCCTTGAACGTGATTGCAGCGCGCCTGAGCGGCTCGGTGCAAAGAGCTTCGAAGGTTATTTTGAACCATACCGAACCGACCTTGAAATCTGTGCCGGGACAAGCAGAGCATTTTATGGTGTCGCCAGTCATTTTATTTCCTTTTCGTTTCTTTTATTCCTTTAAGCGCCTGAATTATTTCGTTGTATCTTCCCGCAAGCCAGGTGTTAAATCCGTTTGCGCTTCTCCAAGGCATACATGCGCTCGGTTGTGCGAAATTAGAATGTTGTAATTTCAATGATTGTACAGCAAGAATAGCACTATCTTTTGGTATATATCCATGTGTTTTGTCTTCTTTGTTGAAATCAGAAGGCACTTTCATGTTCGGGTATTTCTGGGGAAGGAGTTGAATTTTTTGCTCTTTCGCTTCCAGTCTTTTGATGAGTTCGGCGAGTACGCAGTCGCTGCGGTGGCCTACATTGTTCGTGTAGACTGGCCTGTAGAGGCCGCACGGCTTGATGTGATTGCCACAAACCGGACAATGCCCAACCCCGTCGAGGCAGTCCGCCCACTCCCATTGTTTCAACGCTTCAAGGACTTGTGATCTCGTGAGCTTCATTTTTCAACCTCTTTTCTTGCCTCGTCTTCGTATTCCCAATATTTTTCAAGAACAGGGCGTACAAGCCATCGTATGATGCGCGGGAACCGCCACAAGGCTTCGCCGCGGAATAACATCAAGTTGAATCTGTCGATAATTTCCGGCGTGGTTATAATACAATTCGGTGATTGTGGATTGGTCGAACATTCGCCAACCATTCTTTTAAGTTCATCAGGGGTTAAATTTTTTAAGTCAACATCCTTGACGTGCCATATTTTTTGAACCTTTGAACTATCTGAGCCGGGGATGGCGGTGTCCGCGCCTGTTTCGTAGTCGTTGTCTCTTTTGATGTATCCGCAGTTATTACACTTCCAGAAGGATGGTAAGCCGGGGATGCGATTCATTGGATGCGCGCACTTGGGACAGGGGATCATTTTGATTCCGTTAAGCCTTTCAACATTTTGGCGGGTAGTTGCGGTAGAATCTGTCGTAGTGCGCCGGAGACTTCCATACAGACGACTTCGTGGTCGCGGTGGCGCAACATGAAAAACAATTCTTGTTTGCTTGCCGAATCGTAATTTGTATACACAAGTAGATTCTGACAATACACCTGTTCGATTAGTTCGTGCACGAGGGTATCAGACCAGTGTCGTTGTGGGTCTTCGATGTTGTTTATAGTGACGACGAATTTGTCAACGCTTCCGCCGCCTCTGTTTTTCTTTTTGTTAAGAATCAGCGTGTGGTTTTCGCCGCACATCCAGAATTTAATTGGCTTCATTCATTCCTCGTTTCCTATGAATTGGCCGCAATGAGGGCAACGAAGCGGCGATTTCAAAACATCGTGGATTTTCTTTGCGCATTCAGGGGATGGTGCGCGTTTACCGCGCCGGATCAGATACAGATGCGATTTCGATATGCCCGTAATCTGGGCCAGCAACCCAAGTGTAATACCGCGTTTTTCGACCAAAGCGGCAAGCTGGTTTCCGAAGCGCACTCGTTCTTTAAGCGATATTTCATCTTTTCTTTTCATGCTTGCATTATAAATTTAGTCTACCGACCTGTCAATCGTATTCGGCAAAAAGTGTATACGGTGGTCTGAATCTGTGTTATTTGTGAAATTAGCATGGGTAAACAATTACACGATTCCCTCAAAAAACTACAGCACAGGAGTTAATCATGAGCAGAAAGAAAAAGAATAGGCCGTTTGAAGCTGGAAAGAAGGATGAAGCCCCGCCAAAATCTGACCTCGAAGAAAAGATTACTGACAGGATGAAGCCGATTGCGATACCTGGCTTCCCCGCTCCGCCTATCGTGCCTGCCCCTGCCGCGCCGGAGCCGCCTGCGCCGCCCGTTGAACCCCCGACGCCGGAATTAACAGAAGCGGAAAAAGAACAGCCGCATAACCGTGATCCCGAAGATTTGCTCGACGATCCGGCACGTGGGTTTTGTCCGCTGTTTGCAACTAATTTTCCATGCGCTGGTCAAAAATGCGAATGGTTTGACAACGAACTTGGCCGATGTGCAATTCATAACAGGTAGAGAGAGTGAATTATGACCGTTAAAAAGCGTGGTAAAAAATATATTATCGTTCATGGGAGTGGCCCACAGAAGGGCAAAAAGATCAAATCAAGTGTAAACGGGACAAAGAAACAGGCGAAAAAACAACACACGGCAATCTCGATGAGCAAGGCGCGGGCGGCGGGCCACAAGCTGCCGCCGCCGAAAAAGAAAAAGACCAGAAAGAAAAAGAAATAATGAGCGATGATCGCAAGAAAACCCCCGTTCCCGGCGTTACCGGCATGACTATCGGGGAGATCACGGAAGAAGCCATCAAAGACGGCCAGAAAGCAATACTGGCAAAAATTAAAGACAAGAGCCTGAGGGAAGAAATCAAGGAATGGCTTAATCTACAGGCGAAACCGAGAAAGAAGGTTATATATTTTAATATCGAAGACGACGATCTTAATACGGTACAGGGGAACAAAGAAACGATTCAGAAGATAATCAGGGGAAGCGCGGCGGCCATCAATGACGGTTCAAAGAACAGTCTCAGGATAGCAGAGGGCGGAACAAAGATTGTAAAGATGTGCGCCGAGAACATCAAGTTGCTCGGTGAAGATTATGAAGAAAAAATCGCAAAAATAAAAAAGACTTTAAGCAAATACGCCGATGCCGGCAGGACGGCACTCGCCGAAAACAAGGTTCTTAAAGCAGAGAATGAACGGTTAAAGGCGAAATTAGAAATGGCAGATAAAACATAATGCCTGCAATTAGCAGCAAAATTGCTGACGACATCAACGGCCTTCTCACGGAAGCCAATTCGATGCTGGCCGAAATAAAAGGCGAAGACCGAGAGCGCCACGACATATATTTCGACATAAAAGAAATTGAGAAGCTTTATATCAGGGACAAACACAGGCATCTCATAAGGCTTATATTGAAACCGGCGCAAATAAAAGTCCTTGACAAAGTGAATGAAATGCTGCTGGCTCGCGTACCGGTCAGGATGACGATGCTGAAATCGCGGAGAATCGGTATGTCTACGTTGTACTGCGCGATGACGTACCTGCTGATGCGTGACTTCGGGTATAAGGCAACTATCGTGGGGCAGGATTTACCAGCCGCAAAAACCTTGTATAAAATGATTCGCTTATTTAATCTTAAAGATTCAAAGTGGACAGAAAAACCAGACACGCGCAACCAGCGCGAACTATCGTTTTCAAACGGCGGCGAAGTGTGGGCGGCGACAGCAGACAGGGACAACATGGCGCGATCACAGACCAACCAGATAGTGCTTGCCACTGAATTTGCGTTCTGGCCTGATCCCGCAAACCAGATGACGGCATTGCTCGACACCGTAATCGACACCGAAAACACGTTCTTCTTTATCGAAACAACCGCCAACGGAATGAAAACCGAATTTCATGACAGGTGGAGTGAAGCCGAACTTGGAGAAGACGAAGACGGCGAACCGACAATGTGGCAGCCGCATTTCACGGCATGGGTTGATGACCGGGAAGACAACACAACGCCGTTCAGGAATGATAAAGCGCGGTTGCGGCTTGTTGAAACACTAGACAAAGAAGAAAAAGAATTGCAAGAAAACAGTATGGTAACACTTGAAATGCTTAACTGGCGTCGGCGCAAAATCAGGTCATATCCCGGTGCCGACATGGATGCGAAACTCGACAGGTTTCACCAGGAGCATCCCACAACGCCGGAAGAAGCGTTCTTGGGGTCTGGAAGCCCGGTGCTTTCGCAGAAAGTGCTTGCCGAATGGCGTCGGGCGGCGAAGGCGGAAGAAGACGGGTCGGGCGGCATACCGCACATATATCGCGGCGAGTGTAATTATCTGAGCAGCGCACTGTGGGAAACAATAGCAGACGGCGGCAAGCAGGCCGAGGAAACAATCGAGAAAGGATTTATTGAGGACAATCATGGCAACTTAAAAATATGGGAATGGCCCGTGGCGTATGTTGATTATGAGATGGGCTGTGACGTAGCGGAAGGTATCGAAACGATAGACGGCTCAACTGATGACAGCGCGATTGCTCTGAGGCGGCGGGATAACGGAAATTATGTTCTCCGATACCGCGGCAAGATTGATCCCGAACTGTTTGCGGAACTGATTGCCGCCATTGGATTTGTGTACAATGAAGCCTATACGGTTGTTGAAAGCAATAATCATGGTCTGACAACGCTCAAATTTTTGGCGAAGATTTATCCTGATCACAGAACATACAAAAGCGAGCGCGGCGAAAATATAGCATATCAGGAAGATACTGACCGGCTCGGATTTCAAACAAACAAGAAAACCAAAGTTCTGTTACTCGATAACTTTGCGCGGGCTGTGCGAAACAAGCAGATGCAGGTATTTGATCTCGATGTAATAGGCGAGTTGTCGAAAGCTCGATACAACAAGCGGGGCGGCGTCGATAGCGGCGGACTCGATGATTTTATGGCGACCGCATTAGCGGAATGGGCGCACATCAGCACGGTTGATTACCAGAAAAAACCATCGGAAAAATCAGAATACGAACAGTGGCAAGATATGAGGGCGGAAAGAAAAAGAATTATAGATCAGCAACATGCTGTATATGCCAAGCATGGCGACCAGGAAGAATACGAATGGGAGATAGCTTAAATGGCTAAAGTAGGCCCGTTCAACATAAGCATGGATGCAAAGAACGCCATAAATGCCGAGCCGGATATTGAATTTCACGAAAGCGTCGGCAGCAAAGATGTCTTTGGTTACGTTGTTGAAATGTATGAAGAATGTCTTGAACGACATAAGCCAAGAAAAATTATATGGCAAAAGAACCGCAAGGCTTATGAGGGCGCGGATCACGATATATGGGGCGGGGCGGCAACGGTATCCGAAAACAAGGAAAACGACAAAGAAGTATATAACAGCACGCTTGTTGCCAATGAGATAGATGATTTGGTCGCGATTGAAGACGAAGGCAATCCGCGTATATATCCTATGCCAGCCGTGAACATGAAAGGCTTCCTCGATAATTCCGAGCCGTGGATAGTCGAATTACTTTCGCCCGAATTTGGCGGCACCGGCTACATGACCCCACAGGAAATAGTTACAAAATATTGGGAAGTATGTCTTGAAGACTGGATGGAGCGCAACGGTTACAACGTGGAGCAAAATAAATTAAAGACAGATGCCCGAATTGACGGGGCGGCGTTCACCGAGCAGTACATAGTGTTCGATCCCGAAATGCAGGAATTTGATGTAAGAAGCGATATTGTGGCCGCGAAACACATAATGTTTGATCCGGCTGCAAAGCATATCAAAGACGCGAAATATATATTCCAAGAAAAGTTTATGCGGGTATGGGAAGCGCGTAAAAGATGGCCGAAACACAGAAAAAAGATACACGCCACGGAAGGCGAAAAAGAAACAGCGAAAGAAGGCGGCGATTCCGGCAAGGATAATGATTACAAGAACATGGTCAAGATCGTTGTGTCTTACTGGCGCGACAACACAACAAAGACGGATTATCAGGATATAGAGCAGCAAGACCCGGAAACAGGCGAGATTATTACCGCCAAAACGCCAATCGAGGTTCCGAAATATCCAACCGGCAGAGTAATAATATTTGTTCCCGATCTGAATATATTGCTTGAAGACACAGACAGCAAAAGTCCGTTTACGTGGTTTCCGTATAATTCGCTTGTGCCGACCGGGACCTCCAAAAGCATTTACGGGAAAGCTGTTGCGACACCGCTCAGGGCATTGCAGGCTATGGAATCACTGTTTATGCAACAGGCAACAATAAACGTAAAAGAAAATTCAAGCACACAAGTTTATATCAGAGAAGGCTCTGCTGTAAATAAGGATAAATGGACCAGCAGAAACGTCGAGATAAGAGAAATAAGGGGTTCGATGGCGAGCGTACACATAGATGGCGCAAAGCCAGCTATAGGCGACATCGGCCAGATGTTAGCAATAATTGATCAAAAAGCAAAAAGAATAACGAGAATCTTTGAACCTTCTCGCGGTGAATCACCGTCTGCTGGCACAAGCGGGCGAGCCATACTTGCTTTACAGGCCGGAACAAAACAAACATTGGGTCCGTCTACCGAGGCTGGCCGCCTGTCACAGATTCGGGCAGGTAAACAAATATTTGACCTGATGAGACTTACGCACAAAAAGGGCAGAAGGATAAGGGTCAAGGAAGAAGACGAGATACCGCCTGTTTTGCCGTTCGATTTTCTGGAGGTTACGGCCAGTGTTGATTGTGAGATCGGCGACGATACGCATTTCCCGGTTGATCCGATTGGAAGGCTTGAGTTCGTAAGCCTTTTAATGCAAATGAAAGACGGATACGGAGTTCCGGTAATAGATGCTCCGTTTGTTCACGATGTCCTGAAAATAAGGGGAAAGAAAAAGCTCGAACAGCGGCTTCAACAGATGCGAGAAGCCGTAGCTGCACAAAACGCACAAGGCAATCAAGGAACAAAGGGCAACGCAGAGATTGGGCGTGACAACAATCCTGCGGGGCCGAAAATAACACAGCGGGAAAAGGCCGTGGCTGCTGCCGCGCCAGCCCGCCCATCCTAAAAGGAGGATTATATTATGTCAGCAGAAGCACCGGTGCAATCTGAAACGACGGACACTGAGGTAAAAGTGCAACCGCCCGCGCAGAACACCCCCGAAGGTAGCCCGAAGCCAGAGGGACAGGATTCTACAGAACAGTCGAAGAAATGGGCTGGAATCTACGAATCACCTGAAAAACTGGAAGAAGGCTACAAGAATAGCGCAGCGGAACTTACAAGGAAATCTCAGGAGGCGGCATATTATAAACGCCGCGCAGAGGAGCTTGAGGCTGCCGAAACAAAGCCGGAAAGCCAACCCGAAACTTCTGAGCCGAACTTGATAAACGAGTTGCGCGAAGAATACGGCGAATCACCTCCCCTTGAGAAGATGGCAAAGAAGCTCGAAGCATTTGAGGAGTTTGCTGCTTCTCAGAAACGCGACAAAGCGCGAGACGTCCAGGAATCTTATGCTCAAGACATAAGCAAATTTGAGCAAGAGAATCCGGACCTCGCCGGTGATCCCGTACTTTTGAATAAAGTTATTGGCGAACTTAATGTTTTGCTATCCGACTATGGCGGCTACCGCGGGGCATTAAAGCTTATCAATTCAGGCGTCGCGACAAAAGAACAGGCTTCTTTTGTGGCGAAGATGCACAGCACGGCCGTGAGGCTTGTTAACGAAAAGCCAGCGATTTCACCGGAGCGGGAGGCAGCCGATAAAACCGTCAGAGACATGGCGGGGTCGGCGATACCGCCAGCGGATGTATCTCCATCGGCAGGGGCGAAAGCCTCAACGAAATATAGCGATATTCTTGCCGATATAAAATCGGGAGATACCGCGAAGTATGGATAATTCAAGAAAGGAGTAATACGACATGGCTTCAGATGCTACAACGCAAGCGTTTTTGGCAACGCTTAACGATATTCAGGTTTCGGCACCAATTACCAAATTGCTTGCCGGTCTGAAAGATGCAGTCGGAGAAAACTATCCGATTCTCAAGTACATGAATGACAACTGCAAGGAGCCGCTTGACGGCGGCGGCCTGGTCGAATGGAAGATAAGGTATAATCTTCCCGACGCAACAGGATATTGGGGGCCGTCTGACGTTGAAAGCGAAAAGACTCCGCTTTTCAAAGACTTGTCCCTTCCCCGAAGCGCTATGAGTATCGGTATCGTTTATTACAGAACCGATAAGATTCAGAACAAGGGGCCGGATGCACAGCTTGATTATGTGGCACAGGCAATAGACGCCGCCAAAGATGGCTTTTCAAAACGGCTTGCTCTGAATTTACACGGCAACGGAACCAACGATGCCAACGGAACCGCGATGGTGGGCCCGGCCGGACATCACATCTACGGGCTTCAGTACGGGCTTCCCGACGATCCTACGGCGGGAACATACGCGGGGCATACCAGGGACGCCACAGACGATACAAGGTGGCTCAGACCGTGGAATACCACGCTGGCAAATCTCAACGCTCTCGACACCAACAAGATGGAGCAGCTTTACGGGAAATGTTCGAGAGACGGCAAGAGTCCCGACCTGATCGTGTGCAGCGCAGAGGGCTACAGGCGCATCAAGGTAATCGCGCAGTCTGATAAGTGGTTCGACGCGAGTCAGCGGGAGAGGGATTTATCATTCCCGGAAAGCATCAAGTTCAAGAATGCGAACATTATTCCGACGCCCGCCATGACTATCAAGGACGACGGCGGATTGCTGGATGCGAACATCGACCGGATTTATTTTCTGAACACCAAGGATGGGATGTCGTGGATGGTTGATCCCAGCGAAGACATGGCGCTTGAGGGGCCGATGGAAAGAACCGAGCAGCATACTTATATCCAGTACATGTACTGGAATGGTCAATACATTCTTACGATGCCGAATCTCAACGGCATATTCCACTGGTAGGAATGACGTTGGCCGAGGCAGTAATTTTAAGAAAGGAGTAAAGATCAATGGCAGGATACATTCATGAAAGAGAAGACATTACAACCGTGTATGATAACGACGAATACAACATCGGTTCGTGGACATACGACAGTGGAAAAAAGTATTTTTTCCGCCAGTATGACAGCGGGGCCAGCGCGGCTTGTGTTGCTGGCACTCATGTGACCAAAACCGATGCGAACAGTAATATCGTTACGGACACGGTTGGCTTCAACGACAGCGGCGGATTTGCAGCCGCAGCCATGACGGCGGGGCAGTATGGCTGGTTCTTGACATGGGGCGACGTGACGTGTTTTCACGATACCGTGCGCAGCGCGAGCGTCGGCGCACCCGTCATCGGCGCGGGCGCGGCCTCTGTGGGCAAAGTGCTCGCAATGTCTTCGGGCGTAGCCGCAACTTATCAGATACTCGGCTATGTTCGCGCGGCCCAAACCGCCGGTGCTTCCGCGCTTACCGTAAGGGCAGAAATCGAGTAGCGGAGAGTTTTTATGGATTATCGGGAATGGACAAAATTTGAGGCATATCAACTCAACGAGAATGTGGCGAGAGAGTCCATGAAGGAAAACCTCGCAACGATAAAGGCCCGTTGGCCTGAATACGTTGATAACGTTAACTTCAACATGTCGATTGCCGATGATTTTGACGGCTGGATAAATTCCGAATACGGAATACACGAGGGGTCTGTCATTGTTTGTGGGGCAGGCCCCTCTTTGTCCAACAATATAGAATGGCTGAAGGCGCAACACGAATCATGTATACCGATTATTTCTGTTGACAAATCGTTAAGCTACTTGAAGGAAAACGGTATCAAACCGCTTTTTACCGTAACGTGTGATTGGCAATCTAAGGTGGCTGATTTTTATGCCGATTTCGCAAAGGAAGACACAGCGGTTTTATCGCTGGTTACAAGCGGTTTGGTTGTCACAAAGGTTCATGTCGGTACAATTTTGTGGTTCGGTGCCATGAATCCGTTTAATCCATTCTGGTCTCTTGCGAAGCAAGAGTTCGGCAACCACATAGCGATGGTTCGAGAGGGCGGAGTTGTGACATACTCTGCTGTGGATATTGCTATCTGGTGTGGTTTTGACCAAATAATTGTTATAGGGAACGAATTAAGTTTCCGGAGCAAGCAAGAGGCAGCAGACTATATAACCAATCCCCATATTCCGGTGCGGGATGTTGGGAACGGGACTTATACATATCCGGTTTTTGATACAGCGGCAACAAATTTCAATCTGCTTCCTGTTTATCATCCTGATATTGAGTTTATAAATATGTCAGGCGGAAGCATGTTGCCGTCATGGATTCGCGGTATAGAATCCGCAAACTGAAAGGAGGCCATAATAATGGCTTGGGGCGAAGAAATGGTAAGGGAAAAAAGAACATCTTCCGGCGCGATGGAGAGAAAATATGAGCTTAAACCCGATGGCAACGACCACACGCTTGTAGATACAATATGGGACAGCGTGGACGAAGCTCATTTTCTCGACAATGCCGATACTTCTGGTGTCGCGCAAGCGTTCTGGGACGGCTCTGACGTAAAAATTACCGGCGCGACCGCATCGGGTACAAGTTATCTGATAGTGCGCGGGCTTTATGCAATATCGTAAAAGGAGGACGCTATGAAAAAACTGTATATTTTTATAGGCGTGGCGTTTTTTGTGTATATGATTGCGGCCACTGTGTTTGTCGGCGTCACGACCGCCCAACCTTCATCGCATACCGACAATAACGGGCAGAAAACGTCGATGGGATATGATCCCGTAGCCGGGGAATGGGTTGAAATCGGTGCGGATACAACAACAAAAGCATGGTATGTCAGCGGTGTTGGCGCTGCCGTTTGCAGCGGTCTTGAATACGATGTTGTTACGATTGCGGCCAACGCCACAGCTTCGGTAAGCACGGCTACGGCTTCGCAGTGGTTCGTCGTTACGACAAGATTAACTAATCCGGATGTGGTATATTTTTTGCCGAGCAGCACTGATCCGAGCGCGACAACCGGAATAGAGCTTTTGCAGAGTGATAGTTATTCCATACCGGCACAGGCAACCGTCGTGACGTTTTACAACGCTGATGCGGTGTTACAAGCGACGGCTTCGGTTTTGTGGTGTTATTAAAGCGTAATAACAGGGAGGCAAAACAATGAAATACCCCATAAGATTGTGGGCGATTCTTTCTATATTTATAATTTCTTTTCTGGTGTGCGCCGATGTGATCTACGCGCAATCAGCAGGAAAGAGAGATAGTCATTGGGGTGCTGCCCTGTTTACCAACCAAGAAACCTACACCGGCGACTACAACAATACTCTTGGGTATTTTACCCTGTATGGTGGCCGTTACACAACAAACGACTTGTCACTTTTGTCGAATAGTGTAGATTCGCTTCCGAGTTTGTTTTTAGAGGGCAATGTAGGAATTTTCGCTACCGGCCCACTAACTATCGGCCACAACAACGGCACTTCCGGATGGGACGTGAACTTCTACGGAACCTACGCCGGGACAGGCAACCGGATGTTCTGGGACGCCTCGAAGTCAGCTTTTCGCGTGGGCCGCGTGACGGGCACGGAGTGGAATGATGCAAACGTGGGAGCATACTCTTTCGCGGCGGGCTACAATACAAAAGCGAGCGGTAATAAGTCAATCGCGATGGGCGACAGCACAACCGCGAGCGGGGACTATTCGATTGCGTTGGGCCATTGGGTAACGGCAAGCTCGACAGTGGATACAATTGTTTTGGGCGAAGGCATTTCAAACGCCGCAAGGCTAGACAACGACGTAAATCACTCACTCATGGTTGGTTTCGACAGCGACATTCCCGCGCTGTTTGTGGGCGTGGGCGACTATGCCGGAACATCCGGAGCAACGGGGCGAGTGGGAATAAATAAGGCGACGCCTTCTTATTCGTTCGATATATCGGGCGATTTCGGAATGACCACGCTCCCCGGCGTCGAGACATTCAAGGTTGATACGACGGGGAATGTCACGGCCAGCGGGACGCTGACGGTCGGGCTGTCCGGCACTCACGGTTATGTTTACGGCGGCGACACTACGGGCGACAACTTCACCGCATGGGCGAACAGCGCGGATACATACCCGCGGACTATGTGGTCGGGTAATTCGGGGATGCACAGTTATCTGAAGGGCGGCGCGGATTTCAAAATCTGTGACGAGGGAACCTGTTTTTTCACGATCAACGAATCCGGTACTACTTATGAGGGCGACAGTACGACCGGCGTATCGTGGACCGGCGACGACGCTACCACAAGCGGCACGTCAACACTCTTTATGGCCTCTGCGCTGACGGCCGGCGGCTCAGTGCTTGTGGCGTCCGGCACAGCGGGCGCGGATAGGCAGTGCTTCGTTGTGGTGGCAGATAACAATACAATTTTAGAAGTGGATTGTGACGGCAACTTGTGGGCTTCGGGAGTTTATACGATTGCGGGCGGGATTAGCTTGGGCGGCGACCTCGATATGAATAACAACGATATTTTGAACGTAGATGATATTGATGCCGTCACCGCCTCTTTTACGACCGGCATAACGACTGTTGATCTTGAAGCGACCGGATTAAGCGAATTCGGCGGCGCGTATGGTTCGACAGGATGTACGATCACTACCGCCGGGGTGATAAGCTGTGACGGGCTTGCGACGTTTACGGGCGGGGTGGTAGCTTCGCCGACATTGGTTGTAAACGCGGCGGGTGCACAGATTTTTGACGTGGATGCTTCCGGCAACGCAATGGCAACCGGCTCGATTACGGCTGGCGGACATACGACGAATTGCGTATTGAGCGCGGCGGGTGTAATAGATTGTGACGGCAATATCGGCACTGACGGTATTCTTACGTCGGCGGCGGGAACGTCCACGGTTGACGATATATCCGGCGATCAGGCCAGTTTTACAACCTATATAGGAGATGGCGCATTGTTAACCGGAATTACAACGGCTGACTGGTCGAGAGTAGCAAAGCTCGGAGATACGATGTCCGGGCCATTATATATAAGAGCCGATACATCTACAGCTTCGCTCCATGTGTATAATACTGGTCTCAGTGGGGTTGTAGCGCGATTTGACAACAGCGGCAGTGTTGGAGCGACGGCAGCCGTACATATCAGATCGAACAATAATAACGGAAGTAATTACGGACTCAGAGTTGACAGCGCGAGTCAGGGCATAGGTATCTATAGCTATACAGATTCGACCGCTTCTCTGCCCGGCAGATTTCAGATCGACAATGTAGCAAATGGTGGGCGCGTACTTACTATGCTTACCAATGGGACGGGCGATGCAGTATACGCACAGCTTTCAGGCGCAGGTGGCGGAGACGCTATTTCCGGGTTTGCGAACAGTACCAACGGACGCGCCGGGTATTTTGTGACTGGCAGCGGGAGCGACACCGTTGTTATTCATAATACCGGCGCGTCGGGGAGAGTGCTGGCGATAAGTAATAATAATGCGGCTAACAGCGATTATATGCTCGATGTTACTACCACCGGGCCGGGCATAGTTATACGCGGGAATACAAGCGGCGCCGGTCATTTACTGGAACTTGAAAAGAGTAACGGGGCAAGGTTTATCGTTGAAAACGACGGGGATGTTTTCGCGAGTGGTTCCGTAACCGCTGACTATTTTGACGCTACAGGCGTTTCGGGAGCGGCAACAAGTACATTTACCGGGAATGTTCACATGAACGGTGCGGCGGCTACCACGACAATAGCACATGATCTTGTGGTTGAAGGGGTTATTGTTGGCGGCTCTCCGGTCGAGATACACGGCGGGATGCTGGTATACGGAGATTCAAATTTCGGTAATATATCGTCGAGCGGAACAATTACCGCAACCTCGTTTACCGGGCCTATGTCGGCAACGCTTACGCTTCAACAAGTAACTGACGCGGGGGCAAGCACAGACAACGTAGTTAGCATGAGCGAAAAACTCGTGATCGACGATTCGGATGCTGGTTACACCGGCGGCGAAGCCATAGAGGCATACGCAACCGGCACGGATGATGTTGCTTATCTCTATCACGGCGTCGGCGCGGGAGACGGATTGCACGTTGAAACTTATTCAGACAATGCCAATGGTCATGGTGTTTATATTGATCACAACGGAACTCTCGGCCCGGCACTTTTCGTCGAGGTGGCCCCCACTGTTCTCGATAACGCCATTGAGGTTTATCAGGGTTCAACCGGCAATGGTTTAAGGGTAAACCAAGTGGGTAACGGCAAGGCGATCTATTTGAACGTAACCCATGCGGCGGCGCACAACGCGCTTGATATAGATTACGACGGAACGGGCGATGTTATCAATGCCGACCACGACGGAACGGGCGGCAATCTGATAGAAATGACAGACAACGGTGTCCCGGCGTTCAGTGTTGGCCATACGGGAACTGTAAACGCGAGCGATACGATTTCTGCGAGTGCCACGGTATATACCGGCGGTAAAGCGATAATAGCTTATGCAACCGGCACGAATACTATTGCATATTTACAGCACGGTGGCGGCGAGGGATTCGGGCTTGTGGTTGCGACTGCTCAGACTGCTGACTACAGTGGTATTGTGATAGATGTCAACGGGGCGGGCAGTGGACCCGGTTTGAAAATTGATATGGAGGCTGGGGTGTCAGGCCCGTCGATTCTGGTAAGGCAAAGAGGAACCGGCGATATTATAGAAGCGACAGGCGACGACACGGAGGCGGCGTTTCGGGTAGGAAATACGGGGATAACGTATTCTTCCGGTACGGTGGTTGCGCCGGGCGGCACAACAGTGCTAACGGTAAATTCAGGCGGCTTGTGGTCGAGTTCAACGCTTACTTTTGACGACACCGCAACCGGCACCTATGATCTTATGACTTCGATGCTACCGCCCCCCGCTGGCGCACCGGGCATATATGAGGTTTCCAATACTGGTATTTACGAATGGGATGCGGCAGGTTCTATCGGGGAATACCTTTTCTTTTCAACACACAAGCCAGACAAGTATTCCGGGGGTGACGCAGAGATAATAATCAGGTTGGTACATACTGATCCAACCGCAGGGGAAGAAATCAGATTTAGTTTGGGATATGATTGCCAGCTTGACACTGAACTCGTAGACGCGACAACAGGTTCTATTGATTCCGGGGATATAGCCCTGCCAGCCGCGATAAAAGACACTGTTTCGCACACGTTTACGCTTCCGGCAGCGGTCTTGGCCGCGAGTGACGTTTGCGGCTTTAAGTTTATACGGGCTGGGCTCGTGGATGGCGCCGAGGGCGACGCCGGGATTGAGCATATAGATTTAGCCGTGAAGGAATACAAAGTAGCACAATAAGGCGGTGGAATAATTGCTTTGGGACGATATTTTTGAACTTGTACAAGATGTGCTGGCCGAGGACTGCACAGGCGATGATTATTTCTTTGTAAAAAATCGCATAAAACAATGGGGTGCGACCGCGCAGCTTCAAGCATCCCGCGCTATAGGCTGTTTGTCCTATAATGGTGAATCCGGATATGAGATTGAGCTTGTGCGCGATCAGATGATCTATGACCAGCCGGAAGATTGTCTTGGTATAGAGGCAATTCGTTATGAAACAAGTAATTTCCTTGCCGCCCTTGAGAGAAAACCACAAATAGCTAATTACACTTCGTCACAGGTTGCAAATTGGTGGATACAGGATAAGCGTAAATTCGGTGTTTGTCCCGAAGAAAGCGCGTCAGTGGGATTGACGTTGACCCATACCGGAGTCGGCACGGTGGCAACGTATGAAGTAACCGACACGACGTTGGTCACGGTCGTTACGGGCGGCGGTGGCGGAACCGAAACTTACACGCTTGCTACTTATTCAACAATCGCGCTTCTGGTAGATGCGATCAATCTGGACACAGGAACACAGGGCATAACCGCCGCCGTAAGCACAGAGGGAACGCCGGGTGATCTCGAAGTATGGGCGGCAACGACATGTTACGAGACAACGGCATCGGTTTATTTTGAGCCGGGAACGTCGATATATCTTTACGGCACTCGGATTGCTCCGATGTATATGTTCAGTCTGCGCCATAATGATACCGGATCACCGACTGCCGTAACTTTCTCAGTGGACGCTACTAATCTTTCGGTCGAAACAACCGGAGAACGGGCGTTGACGCTTGTTCATACGGGTGTCGGCACGGCGGCAACGTATCAGGTGACGGCAACGAAGCTCACAACTGTTGTGACTGGCGACACAGGCGGAACGCAAGACTATACACTTTCCTCTTACGCTACGATGCAGTTACTTGTAGACGATATAAATACCAATACCGGAACAGAAGGAATAACAGCCGCGTTAGTTACCGAGCGCGACCCCGACGATTTGACCGTCATTGCCGCCACAAGCTGTTTTGAGTCCTCCGTGACGGTATTGTCGGGATATACTACAAACTTCGCTCTGGCGGCTTATCAGACCGCTTCCACGATGATTGCAGCGATTAACGCTGCCGGAATTTATGTTACAGCCGTGAAAAACGGTCTTTGTATTGACGCACAGGCCGTAACCAATCTTGAACATATTGAAGACATAAGCATCCTTGCTGACGCCGCGAAGGGGAAAAGCGGTCGTAAATGGGCGTTTATGAATCCCGAACTCGACGACGACATGCTGATTGATATAGTTGTTGAATATATCATGTGGAGATCGCGGTCAAAAGGAAGTGAAATAAAAGTAGCAACAATGCACAGGACTAATTATTTCGGAGCGATTGAAAAACATAGAATTGAATGGGAACAAAGACAGACCGCGCCCGGTATGAGATCAATCAAAGATGTTACGAGATATGGCGGCACTATGCCGGGAACAATTACCGACGGAAGGGGTGTTTATACGCTTTGAGCGAATCGCCCTATGATTACATATATATCGAGTCCCTTGCTGGCGGTGTAAACAAGAATGATTCGCCGCTTGAGATTCGCGACGATCAGATGCAACTATGTTTGAACGGCATCTTGAGGAAGCGCGGCGCGGTTAAAAAGCGGGCTGGATACGCCAAAGAAATATCAAGATCAATAGCTGACGACGTAGCGGGCGTGATCGGGATTGATAACGTGACTCGATATTATTATGGCGCGAACTCGATTTATGTGGTAGCCGCGCTGACAGCCGCCGAAACCAAGATTGTGTATTGGGACGGCACGAATTGGATTGAGCTTACCGGCGGGACGGTCTTCGACAACGGCTCGGCTGTTCAGTTTTTACAGTACCGTGAAAACCTGTTGATGTATAACGGCAACCAGTTTGAATATACCGATGTGACGTTGATGGCGACTGATAACAAAGATGATTGTGGGTTCACAGGCGGCACAGGATACATAAGCGTCGATCCCAAAGTTATGGAAGTGTGTGACGACAGGCTGTTTGCGGTGGATAACACAAATAATAACACGCTTTATTACTCGGAAGTAGATGGATATACAACTAATCCGGGAACCGATTTGAATTTCAAGACAAACGATAATTTGCCGATACCGTGGCAAACAGCAGACGGCGCGGGTATAAACGGCCTGAAGCGCGACGGCATAACCGATGAACTTCTTATCGGGCGTGACAGTGATCTTGCCGTGTTGTTGGGGGTAGATGCTTCCGATTACAGGCTCATGCAGATTCATGGCGTGGCTGGTTTTGTATCGCCGCGCGGGATGATCGAAACCGAAGACGGCGATCTAATATTTGTCGGGAATAATCAGATATGGGAAAAAAGCGGTGGCAGAATAACCCCGATAGGAACACCGGAAAAACCTGAATTTGATGGCGTCAATATGGATAACGCCACCTGTATATATGATGCTGTAAATGCTTGCGTAATTATAGGGCATCGTAACGGAACGCTGGTGTGGAACGTGGTGCGCGATATAGACCAGCCGCCGTTGCGGTCATGGACTGAATGGGATATTCCTTTTACATGTGGATTGCGGCTTCCGGCAAATTCGGATTCAAACAAGATTGTATTTGGATTCAGGGATTCGCCGTATTTGTGGGAAATGAACAGCGGCAAAAGCGATAATGGCGAAAACATACTTTTCAGGCTTCAGACCAAAACGATAGATTTGAGCCGCTTTGCGGAGAAAAAGAAAGTACACAGCACGAAAGTATTGACTACGGCGGATATAGCACAGCCATACGACGTAACTATCGTTTTGAATGATGGTGTCAAATTTGATGCACAGAAAGTAAATGTTCAACTGGTCGGCATGACATGGGACGAAGATGACTGGGACGATGCTCTGTGGGCCGGTGAAGGACTTGTGCAGGGAACCGCTTTACACGGCGCCGACCTGATAAAGTTCAATGAATTTTCAGTTGTTGTCGAGTCAGACGATCAGAACGATTTAACTGTATTCAAAATTGCGGTTGAAGGCAAGTTTGAACCGAGAGTGAGGGATGAGCCAGAATGAGCCAGGTAGCAGCGTTCAGACAACTCGTAGCGATGACAAAGGCAAAAGCCGCCGATGTTATGTATAATTTTAATCTTCTCCGGAACGTGCTTAACGGCAATGTTGATTCAACCAACCTCAAAAACGAGGCATTGCTTAACGCGACGAAGCACGGCGATCTTGGGACAGGTGCGTATAAGCATGACGCTGATGAGATTTATATTGCTGACGTGGGTGATTATTATGCGGGAGACGAGGTTGAAGCGGCATTGCAGGAAGTCGGGGTGATAGTCGGAAGCATTACAAATATTTGGACCGGAACAAAAACGAGTGCTGAATTTACTACCGACGCGACAGGTCATACAAAAATAACGGTAACGCTTGCGGATCATTCTATACCAGAGCAATCTGATACAGGTTATTTTGTAATTTTATCGGCCTGGGAGTCAGGTTCGACATCAGCGGGATATACACCCGCGGCAGATGAAAAGTTTTCTGGATATGATTATATCAGACACATGATACCTTTAATTGTGAACCAAAAGATAACGACAACCACATTTGATGTTCGATTTACAGACATAGCAAACAATCAATTTACTGGAAAGTGTAAATTTGATTTCATAATTATTAGAAACACATAAGGAGGTTTATCATGGCAATGTCGTTAGAAGAAATGGACAGACAAAACAAGCTGTGGGCGGAGCAGCAAGCGGCGGGTGGCGGCTATCAACCTGCGCCGCAAGCAATCCCGCGTCCGAGCATGGAAAACCTTCAGTCCGTTATGAACCAACTTCTTCAGTCGAGGGAATACGTTGAAACAGAGGCGTTTGGCACAATGGCCGACAGAATGAGAAGCGATTTTCAACGGCGGGGATTGCGCGGAAGCGGCTTACACGCACAGTCATTGTCAGAAGCATTGGGGCAGGCGGCTTATGCCGGAGAGATGGGGCGTTATGGCATGGCGGGTGACGTGTATGGTCTCGGACAACGCGACTGGCAACTTTATCTCCAAGACATACAGATGCGGCACGGGATAAACCTTACACATGAACAGATGGAAGCGCGACGGAGCGCGGCGAATCAAGCGCGGCGCGGTCAGATGATGGGTGCTTTTGGCAGCCTTGCGGGCACGTGGGCGGGCGGCGGTTTCGGCGGGGGCTTTGGCGGCGGCAGCGGCGGCAGCGGCGGCAGCGGCGGCGGGGGTGGGTTATTCGGCGGATCAGCCGGTGCATGGCAAGATATAACCTTAGACCCCTGGAGATAGGAGCCAATCATGGCAATAGGTCAAAGCGCATACGGATTCGGCACAGGCTTTGCATACAGCCTCAGAGACGCCCTGATGCAGCGCCAGCAGCAGCGACAACAACAGGAGACCCTTGAACAGGCTATGATGCGACAGGACGCGATACGGCAAGAGAACAGGGAATTTCAGTTAGAACAACGAGAAATAGGTGCATTAACAAATCTTGCCGCTACGGGGAAGGCGCCGAATACTGTTTTTGGCAGACTTGACGAACTTACTGGTATTACTGGATATGGAAGCACATTACACGAAATGGGGAAAGCAGATATAAAACAAAAAGAGGAACAAGAAAAGTGGGCAAGAGAACAAGAAGCAGAGCAAAGAAAAGTATGGGGCAGGGCGGAAGAGGCGGAAAAGCGCGGAGAAAAAGCGCGTGCGCGGGTAGAAATAGAAGAATTTGAGACAGAAACCGAAACCGAGGCGGCAAACAAATTCATAAGCGCTATCGATCCGATCATAAACGGTATCTGGTCTGGCGAAATCAAAACAAGAGCAGAGGCGTCAAGAGGGATAGACGATATTGCGGCGGGAATTATAGATTTACCCAGCGATCTAAGGGGGAAGGCTAAACAAAAAATACGTGATGTTTTTAAGGCTAAAGCTGCTGAAGAACGCGCGGAAAAAGGATTGAGAATAAGCGCAAGAAGGGCACCGGCAGCCGCCGAAACACCGGGGGCAAGGCGATTTGAAGATTTTAGAAAAATGTTTTCAAAAGAATATGAAACACGAATCACGGCGGAAAAGAAAAGAATAACCGATGATCCATTTATCGGGCCGGAGCAAAAACCCGCCGCTTTATCTGCCGTTGAGGCCGATGTAAGAAACAGCCTGATAAATAAATATCGTGGAATATATCCAGTCGAAACCGAAATGCTTTTCGGGCCTGTTGCGGCTCCCGGCGCAGGACAGCCCGCGCCCGCCGGGGCCGGGATAGAATTGCCGACATTTGTTGAGCCTGTCCCGCTTGTGAAAGGAGGTACACAAGCCGAATGGGATGAATACAGAGCGCGAATAGAAGAATTTGTAATATCAATACTTGAGGATGATGCAACTGCACGTGAAGACGTGATAGTTAAGATATTGCAGGATGCTGGCGTCGAGAAGAACGAAGCGTCAAGAAGGGTAAAAAGCGCAAAAAGAAAGATGAAGCCCAAGAAGAAACTAATACGCGGGATTAAAGAACGACCCGGCGCAGGAGGAATCTTTTAGTGTCACAGCCAATAGATATATACCACAGTTACTTGGGCGCGAAGGCTAAAAAAAAAATAGATGTAATTCCGCATGGAAAATCTCCGATAGATATATATAGAGCCTATACCGGCGAACCGCAATTCATAGGCGAAGAACCCCAAATAAGAATACCCGAAGAAGAAGCATCGGCGTTGTCATGGGCCGGGCTAAAGGAGCGCGCTTATGAACTTGTGCATCCTGCTGGTGGTGTTGGCGGCGGCGTGGCTCGTTTGGGGATTGGGGCGGCAGAGGGATTAACAGATTTGTTTTTAGGCGGTTTATATCTTGGTGCAAATATTTTACCGGCAACGTGGGAAGAGCCGACACAGAAATTCATGGGCGAAAAAATGTCGGCGGCAAAGGCCGCTTTCGATGAAACATACGAAGCAACGGGCGGCAGGGATGTATGGGGCGGTATCGGCGAATTTGTACCGGACGCCGTAGCCATAGTGTTGACGGCGGGCGCGGTGGGCGCGGCGGTTCCGGCATTGAAGTCGGCGGGCAGGGTAGCGTTGGCCGAATCCCTGAAAGGCGCAACCAGAAAACAGGCTGTAAATATCATTGCGCGGCACGTTGCATCAAACGCTGGAAAGGGCGCGGTCAGGGCGGGCATAGAGGGCACTATATTTGAATCCGTAAAAGAGGGCGATATAATTGCCGGGCTTGAAGCGGCTCCCGCGTGGATGCTGTTCGGAGCGGCGGGTGAAGTCGTGGGGCCAGCATACAGGGCATTGAAGGGCGAGATACGGTTGGCGAAAAAGCCGTTTAGAATAAAGGGGATTAGGGAAACGAAATTAGCTGAGCTACCGATTGAACCCGAATACAAAGAAGCCGAAATGATGTACGATAAGATTTTGAAATTTGTAGAGAAAAAACGCAAAACAAATCTAAATCAAATTTATGAAAATGAATATCCGACAAAAAGAACCGCGCTTTATGTCGAAAAACATTTTGCCGAAATGCCAAAAGATGTTAGAGAATATTTGATAACAGGGCCGTTTAACGAAGCCCTCGACAAAGAAACAATGGAAATTCTAAACGTTTTAGAACACGGAATAAGAACCACGCACATAGCGAATCTTGAAACTTATGTTGTAACCGGCCCACATAGAATTGAAGCACCTGCAAGAGTTGTGGCAAAAGAGTATATTGGACAATTAAAACCGGGGATTGCCGAAAAACCAATGTTGGCGGGAAAGCCGGGAACTTACGAGGTATATAGAGCGTCAACGGCAGAGGAAATTATAGGGAAAAAAGAAGGATTCCATTACGGGGCGACATTTGCGACAACAAGACCAACGTATGCCGCCAGATTTATAAGGCCAATGGGGCCAGAACAACTTGCGACAGGTGCTCAAAAAGATTTATACAGATTGAGCATAAAAACAAAAAAACCATTTGTATTTGGTGCCGAAAACAGAAAATTATCAAAAGAATATCTGGAATTTACAGAAAAAGAATCATTTGATTTAAAAGATTTAGAATTTGAATTCAAAGACGGAATCGAGGGAATAACTCCACGCGGAAGGAAATGGCTAAAGAGCAGGGGCTATGATTCTGTTGTGTTCAAAAAAAGTGAAGGAGAAATAAACCCAACAATAATTGCTCTTGATCCCGAACAGGTAGTTGTTATCGGCAAAACAACGCTTGCGGCGGAAGCAGCGGCCATCGTAACGCCCTCAAAGATACCGTCATGGATGGGTAGTTCTGACGCCATAATGGGGCGCGTGTGGCACAGGTGGGTATCCGACAGAGACACGATAAAAGCTGCCAGCGCAGAACTATATAGAAAAAGGGAAATCCTTGACAGCGCGACACAGCGAGCAATGGTCGTGATAAGAGAACGACTTGGGCCGCATTATGAAAAGATAGCGGGGAAAAACAAAATCACTGTCGATGGAGTAAACAAAGAATTATCAGAATTGGCTTCCGATGTGGCGGAAATGACACATATAGGAGAATTGATTAAAAAGCGCGGCGAAGCCGAGACAAAGAAAATCATAAACTGGAATCATTATATCAAGAAAAGCGAGAACACGAAGAAAGCGGTTGACCAGCTTTTGGTAGAAAACCCGAATCTTGCGCGTGATGTTGTTGATCTCGCGGGACAGCATCATAAGGTATCCGATGAGGCTTTAGATAATTTAGTATCTTTAGGTATTCTCAAGGCAAAAACTGTGGAGATAATGAAAAAAGCCAATCCTATGCACGTGCCACTTATGCGCGTATTGGAAGATTCGGCTTTTGTAAAGCGGAAAGGAGCCAGCGCGTTAAAACGCCGCAAGGGTAGTCAGCTTGAAATAAGAGATGTCGGTATCAATGTAATTGAAAACTACATAAGAATGGCGGCTTTTGCCGAACGGCAAGTTTTTAACAGAACAGCAATAGAAACACTGCGAAAAGAAGGGCGCGGACATCTAATTGAAAAAATACCAATAACAAAACCGTTACCGGGAATGAAGAAAAAACTTGAATCTGTATTGGAGGCCGGGGGGTACAAAGATTTTGTTGAAGAAGCAGAACAGCAAACATTCAAAAACATGTTGAATAAATCTTATCAGATAATGCGCCGCTTTGAAGACCTCCCTGATGATGCAATAGCATATATGCAAAACGATGTGATACAGGCTTTCAGAATAAAGGATGAGCTTTTGTCCGATGTTCTACAGCATAAATATTTTGATCCGAACTGGTTTCAATCCATGATGATGTCCTTGAAAGGCGTCAAACGAGCCGGAATAACTATGACGCCTGAATTTTTTCTTGTAAGGAATCCGGTCAGAGATTTGATGCAATCTCTTGTGATTGACGACACAGTAAGCGCAATCCCCGGCGTGTTTTACACAAAAGCAGCTATGCGGTTTGCATACGAATATCCAACGGCTGTATATGATATACTCAGGAAAAGCACAAGGTATAAAATGCTTGAGCGCGGGGGTGCGTTCGGCGCGGAGCTTCACCCGACCCCTCAAAACATAAAAGTAATGATAAATCAAATGACACGCACGAACACAATGACGGTCGGATTCAAGGAAGGCGTCAGGAATCCGTTCAGGTGGATTGATCGAGCCGCAAACGTGATAGAGCAGGCTCCGCGTTATATTGTTGCAAACAACAAGCTTAATCAGCTTATGAAGGCGGCAAACGTAAAAGAGCCGACACCGGCAATGCTGAGAGAATTCGCCGCGCGGTTCAGGGAATCGACCGCGAAGTTTTCAGAGATGGGTTCGTGGGCGCGTGAGGTTGGCCGCTATGTCCCGTTCTTTACCGCCGGGATAGCTGGCCCGCGAACCATCGGAAGGGCTTTTGTCAAAGACCCGTTGGCCGTAAGCGCAAAGGTGTTCCAGCTTGTAACTATTCCTTCAATATATTTGTGGGCGCGGAACCATGACAAAGAATGGTATCGGGCTTTGAATCCCGTCGAGCGCGATATGTACTGGCACGTAAACGAATATACCAGAATACCGAAACCTTTTGATATTGGTATCATCGGCGGCTCAATGATAGAACGGATGTTCGATCAGGCGTTCGAGCAAGACCCGGACGGCGTTCTTGAAACGGCAGCCGTGCTTTCGCGCCTTGTGAATCCGGCACAAGCGTCGAGCTTGCTTTACGGCGCACCGCTGGCGGGACTTGCCAAAGGATATATTGGAAAAAAAGACCCGTTCTTTGATTCTTATATCGAAACACCATACATGCAAGATTTGCCGCCGCATCTACGGGCAAAGCCATCAACATCAGCACTTGCAAAAGGAATAACCGAAAAATTCCAGACCATTACTGACCCTATGGGATTGTCGCCCGCCATGCTTGATTTTACCATAAGCGAACTTTTTGGCGGTGTGGGACGCTATGCGGCGCGGGCAGTAGACGAAATGCTTGTAGAGCGCGAAAAGCTGAAGGTTGAACCGGCAAGAGGTCTTGAAGCTATGCCCGTGGCGAGGGCGCTAATAAGAAAAAGCCCGCTTCAGACAACTTATTCTCGCAATATACAGAAGTTTTACGACAACATGAAATCAACAAAGGCCGCTTACGATTCGATAAGGATAGCAGAACAGAAAGGAGACTATGATAAATATAAGAATCTTATTAAAAACAAAGGATGGAAGTCTGCTATATATGAAGGATACATGAGGGATGTTTCGCGCGATATAGCTGAAAGCATAAGGCTTTACAAGGCGATTCAAGACCCGCATCAATATACATATATGACACGGGAGCAGAAGCGTGAATATATGGACAGGCTTGCCGAGCAAATAAACAGATTGGCTAAAAATGCCAATGATGCGTATAATAATTACAAGAAAAGGTCGCAATAATGGCACAGCCTGTCGAGATAGTCAAGGCAATAATCAAAGCGGTCGAGGGCGTTGTAACTGTCAAGTGGAAAAACAGTGACACTTTCGATCCGGTTGTTGTTGAGGTTACGAGTGGCGCTCCAAAATTGTTAGCCGCGAAGAACAAATCGAGAGCAAAAATCATAATACGGAACACATCGGGCGCGGAGCAGCTTTATATCGGGAACTCAACAGTAACAATGGCTACCGCTGGTATTAAAATCAATGCTGGCGGAGCCGAGCCAATCAGCCCGACATCGGCGGAAATCTATGGAATATCATCAGGAGCAAATATCAACGCGGTGGTGACAGAACTATGAGCGATCTTGAGGCAATCGAAACGCTGTTAAACACACACATCGGATACATTAATGAAAAGATAGATGTTCAGACGGATAACGTGAATAGAGTTTGTAAAACGGTTGCAAAACTCGATGAGCGCGTAGATAATACGGAGAAGGATGTAGTTGCGATGAGGGCGAGATCGGGGATAATAGCGGGCATCACGACGCTGGCAACGAACCTGATCGCAATGTTGATAGCTTACTTCGCCTTCTTCAAAAGGATGACATAATGAACAAAATCTATGGTGAAGACATTGTACGCGAGGTACAAAAGTACCGGGGGTATCCTTATCGGTACGGTGCGGAGTTCGAGTGCCCGGAGACTCCGACATCGTTTGATTGCTCGGAGTTGGTCGAGTACGTCATGGAATCGCTCGGTTACGAGGACTTCCCGGACGGCAGTTACAATCAATATCTGATGTGCAAGCGGTACAATCTGCTTATTTCCCTTGCTACCGCCGCCCACACACCAGGCGCGTTGGTCTTTATGCGGTCGCAGACAACCAAAGGTGTGTGCCACGTGGGGATAGTTGGGGAAAATGGCACATGGGAGGCGCGGGGGCGTCCCTACAGCAGGGTAGGGAAATGGCCGTGGCGGGCTGACTGGTGCGAAGCGGGCCTGATACCGGGCGTGCTGTACGAGCCGAAGCCGAAAGAAGAAGAAGAAAATAAACAGAAACCGAAAGGAAGGTATGAATCATGTCAGAATTTCTTAGTGAGTTTTTGCTCCCTCTTTTGCTCCGCCTTCTCGAAAACGAAACGACAAGCAAAGCAATAGTCGGGGTCGCGGTTTTTCTCTGTACGATTATCGCGAAGTGGTTCTGGAACAAGATGTTGACCGCGAAGCAACGGTCGTATATTCAGGACTTGCTTGACCAGAACATGCCGCCGGAAGAAATCACGAACAAGGTAGCTGAAACACTGGACACCGTTCTTGAAATAGCAAAAGCTGGCGAGACGACAGAGACGGTAAAGAAGGGTTGGTTTCAGCGATTTCAGCGCAGATTCAGGAAGGTAACGACTGATAAGATCAAATAGAGCCTTATCCGCCAACGGCGGAAAAAGATATTAAGCCGTCCGACGTGGGCGGCTTTTTTCTATTTTTTGCTTGACAGCCTTTTCGCAATGTGGTAAAATGCAGTTGTCATGAAGACCCGCGAGAGCACACCAATTAAAAATTTAAGGGCGTTCGGCGGGGTCGTTCACCATGCTCTCGCGGGTACTGGAAGCGGCCCCGTTGTTCGTTCTTTAACAGGAGGCGGTTAAGATGAAATTCGAGGTTGGCGATGTGGTGGTTTTTTGCAATTACAATATAATGGTTGTTGCCGCAGACAACGCGGTGAAATCGCTCATAGGAAATAGCGATATGCTTGATTCTCTTCTACAAACATCAGACCTGTACCGCCACGCGACCCCCGACGACATGCGCCGCGCGGGGTTCGAGAACTTGTTTTACAGCCGTGAAAAAAGAAAATGTTATGTTCGTTGTACGGGGTTAGTCAGCCCCGTTGTAGATGATACTTACAAGCTCGCCGACGGCACATACTGGCGGTTAAAAAAGGGGGAAACCGTGGAAAAACTTACACGCGATCAGTGGATGGAATCTGTAAAGAAATGGCAGGGATTCAGGGAAGACGCCATAGCCCAAAACGAAATAAACTATCACGAAAAATACTGGATGCCCTGCTCGTTTTGCGCCAAATTTAAAACCCCTGGTGGAACAAATTGCTCTTCGTGTCCGTTGTCTCGAAAGAGCAAGTACGGTGTGTTATATTGCCACGCTCGCAACCACAGGGATAACCACGGCTTCACAGCGATCCGCGAGGCTGACGGGAGATTTTGGGCTGGGGCCGCCTACCATTGCGATATCCTACTCAACGAGATAATCCGTGTCGGCGTCGAAGAGTGGGGGTATGCGCTGGAGGAAAAGCCGAAAAAGAATATGGTATCCGCATCGTGGATGATCGAAAAGCTTAGTAATCTCAGATGCGATCCAACGATAAAGGAGGAAGCGAAAATGGAGGGAAAGTATTTAACGCCGACCGAGATTTTTGAGGCATGGTGTAAGAACCCGGACAGGTATTTTGAGATCGGGGAAAATAAATTCAAGATACTTCGCGCACAAAGGAGAAATAACACAAACGAAGTTGAGTGGATAGCAGACAGGAAGGGGGGAAATATGGCTTATCGGGGCGGCGGCGAATACTATTCTACGACTCAATCTGTTAACGGATTACGAATCAAACTCCACGCCGAACCCGCCCCCGATCCCCGCGCGGCCCGTATCTCGAAAGCGCGGTGTCTGAAAGAAACTCCTGATTGCTGGGCGGAGTACATCGAGACGGTGTTCGGGGATGACGCGCTGATAAGTGTGTTTGAATTAGTCGGCTTGTTGGAAATATTAGGTTTTAATGAATTAGGAATCGCTGTCAAGTGGCTAATGGGGGAAGATATTATTAAGACAAGCGGCAATGCTGGTTACATCCCAACCGGGAAGTCATTCGTATAAGGAGGCGCAGGATGAGCGAGCAAACATTGAGCGGCGCGGTCGCGTTGTTTGACGCGCTGGCCGCCGCGATGGAAAAACCAAAACCGAAGGAGGAAGAGGAAGATGAGCGAAACTGCGATAGTCATAGATTGGCAGAAGAGGTATTCTCTCGAAGTTGAGAGGCGCGAACGGACTGAGGAAGAATTAAACTTCGCGCAGGATTGTTTCGAGTTGGCCTGTCAGCGCATAATTGAGAACTATCACGGCAGCATGTTGGATTACATCCACGAAGAAATCAGAAAAGAAATGATGATAAAATATAAAAAGGAGGAAGAAAAAAATGAAGATCAAGGCGAGAGTGAGGGAGCTAATCCCGACGGGTGTTTTTGCCAACAGGGAGTATGAAGTTATTGTCGAGGGTGATGTAAATGGCGAAACGATCGAAGAATCGTTGGAAAAGGCACTGGCACACGCCCACAACGCGATAGCGGCCCAAATTGACCGTGACCGAGAGAAAGGCGACGTTAATTCAGACCCGTTTGAAGGAACAGACATACCGGAGCATAAGCAGATAGCTAAACCGCCGTCTGCGGAGACAGCAGCCCCATCTGGCGGACAACCGGCGCAGTCGTCCCCGTCACCTGGTGGCGATATGGCTTCGGAAAAGCAGCAAAAGCTGGTTTATGCAAAACTCAAGGGCTTGGACTATGATAACAACAGGATAAAACAATTTCTTATCAAGTTCGCCGGTGTTGATAACACCAAAAAGCTGAAATGGAAACAGATCAATTCTCTCGTTAAAAAGATTGATGAGATCACGGCGGCGCGGCCACCAGACCCAGAGCCGGAACTTGATGACAATGATCCGTTCAATTAAGATTAGAGGCTAATTATGGGATGGGAAGAAGACGAACAATCTTATGCGGAGGAAATGGGGCGCGAGGGCATAAGGCCGTCGTTATCGCAAGCTATTGATTCCAATTTTATGAAAGGTTATCGCGTTGGAAGAGACGGCAAAAAAGACTGCGATGCGATGGCGAAGAGAAAAAGCGAGGGGATTTGCAAAAATCCGAAGTTTGTGAAGGGTGGTGATTGAGTTGAAAATTCCTTTAGAAGATAGGCAGCTATTACAGGCCAAGCCGAGAGGTGCTGTGCATATTGAATTAACGGTGGCACAGAACGAATGGATAACTGAGTCCTGTGTTAAAAACGGCACGACCAAAGCTGCGCTTGTACGCTATCTTATTGCTAAAGCAATGTTGAAAGACAATGACGAAGAACAAAGAAGTGAAGCCGAAAGGAGTTGATGCGAAACCTTACAGAGTTTGAAGCCCCGGTTCGTGGAGTGACCGGGGCACAAGGGTGGCCGCTTAGAGCGCTGGTGATACCCGGTAAAACCGAGGAGGAGGCGCAATGACGGGCGGGGGACGGCGAAGTGTGGGCCGAGAAAGCAAGGTTCGATTCCTTGCCCACCCATAGAAAGCGAAAGCGAGGCCGATGATGAAACAGAATCAGCAGATCGAAAAGGTTGAACGGTCTATTATAAAAGATCGGCTTTGGAGCAGTTTAATACGAAAAGGCGCAAAAATGGCACTCGATATTCTCAAACCTGAGATTGTCCGCCTCGAAGCCCAACTCGCGGAATCAAAAGCGGCGTTGCGGGTGCTGGCAGAACGACTTGCAAATAATAACAACCTGATATGTCCGGGCTGTTTTGATAAAGATGATTGCCCAGAAGAGGAAAAGCGAATCGACTGCTGGACAGACCACGCCAAGCGTGAAGCGGCGAAACAGATAGCAAAGGAGAAACCGAACGATGAAGAAAACGAGACGGCTTAAAGACCTTACGATGATTTTCAAAAACGGAATACTTTATATCAGTAGTTACAATTATAGAACTGATAATGTGCCTGTCATCGAACGCGATCTCCCCGCCTTGTACCGCTTCATAACCGAGGTGATTGGCGTTGAGGATGCGCGTAAGATTTGCGATGAGGTTGAAAGGAAGGAGGCGGGAGAATGAGCTGGCTTGCCGGAAAGGCAGATATTATTTTGGAAAACGGCAATGAGTATAGATATTCACTAAGCAGAATATGGGATGTTCGTAAAAAGATGGTATGTTTTGTAATGCTTAATCCGAGTACGGCAAATGCTTCAAAAGACGATCCTACGATAAGAAGATGTGTTGGCTTTGCGCAACGTTGGGGATATGGTTCATTGGAAGTTGTAAATCTTTTTGCCTTAATCACTCCCGATCCGACAGTGCTTGAATCTACAGTTCTTCCCGTGGGTACTTGCAACGATCGCGAGATTGAACTGACGGCACAAAGAGCAGAAACGGTTGTTGTTGCGTGGGGTGCTTTTAAGCAGGCGACGTGCCGATCTAAAGATGTGTTGCAAATAATACAAAGATATCATCAACCCATATGTTTGGGGAAAACAAAAGAAGGACACCCGCGACATCCGTTATATTTGCCAAAGAATGTCAAGATCGAGAGCTTTGGTTGTGGGAAAGCGAAGGAGGCGGGGAAATGAAAAAGACATTTTATACGGACATAAACGAAGAAAAACTTATGGACTTGTTGGAGCAAGAAGCGCTATTGTGCACGGTCCCAAACCACCGAGTTTGCAGGGGAGCCGAATCGGAAGGAACAGTGTATTGTTTCAACAGCTGTTATGCGGTCACTGTTGAGATTAAGCGGGTAAAAAAGGAGGCCAACCGTGAATCTTGATCTTGAAACATTCAAAATCATGCAGGGATTACGACGGGGGATAAACAGCACACCGCTTGCCGATTTGCACTTGTTCAAGAACGGGAAGGAAATAGAATTCAAGCCGGAGATCATAGAGGACTTTGAAATGACCGGGCTGGCGAACGTGGATTTTATTGAATCAGAGTTTTATCTAAAAGGGTTTGATGATAAAGGAGGCCGACCATGACCAAACCGCGAGAGATAGGACGCTGTTTCAAGGATGATGTAGTCCGCGCGATACTGGACGGGCGCCAGACACAGGATCGGAGACCGCTGAAGCCGCAGCCGCCTCCAGGCGCATGGCCGATATACGATACGTTAGATTGTTACGAGGGTGAAGGATGGGCGTTTCAGTACCCCGAAAAAGTTTCAGAGGATATAACATTCAACAGAATATTTGAACTCCCAAACCGGGGGCAACTCCCCCTCCGCATCGGCGATTCTGTCTATGTGCGAGAGACAGTTTGGGTAAGCGATTGCGGTGAATATTATGCTCGCCGAAACGAAAACGATGTTTATGAGGTTTTTTCAGAAGAGGCGTGTTGGCCGTGGCCTGACTACAAATCGGAGTATGCTTCACCGAGAACGACAACCGCATTTTCCTCAATGATAAAAGGGTTCAAACTGAGTTTTTCAGACAATGACGCGGAAATAAAAATTATTCCCGGAACCGGGAATACAATATTAAAAAGATACAGTGCTGTTTTCAGCAAAAGAATTCCCTCGATCTACATGCCTAAAAAGCTTGCGCGGCTATGGTTGCGCGTTACAGACGTGCGGGTGCAGCGGGTACAGGAGATTAGCGGTAATGATGCACGCGCCGAGGGGGTAAGCGGTGCCCTTGAATTTAGCAAACTCTGGAACTCCATCTATGCGGCTCCGCGCCCGATGAGAAAGGGCGGCGAGATCGTCAGCTATCAGTGCTGGCCGTGGAGCTTAAGGGATTTTGTAAAAACCACTTGGCCGGGGACCGTGGCGGATTTTATAGGACGATGGGAAGAAGGCGCGGCCTCGTTGACAATATGGAAGGGCAAGCCGCTGCATGTCAATGATAATCCCTGGGTCGTGGCGGCGACGCTTGAAAGGGAGGAACGATGAGCATAGAAATTAACGGAACGTATATTAAATCACACGACGTTCCAGATATTATAAGAATCGGAAGCGAAGAATTCACAATGACCGAATTCTGCGACATAGCGGAATACGTTTTTACAAACACCGATTTGGAAGACAATGATCCGCGAGTGGAATTAATGTTGCGGACAGATTGCCGTCGATATGTAGCGGGATATAATGACGGGAAAAAGAGAATCTTGTTAGAGGATTAAAAAGGAGAAGCCATGAAAAAGAAATGCCCTGATTGCGGCGGCACCGGCTATGCGCGCGTCTGGAATGAGGAACTTTTAGAATATGATCGGCGATGGTGCGAACGCTGCGGCGGCACCGGGGAGATCGGGGAGTCGAAAGGGGCGGTGAATGATGAGCATGATGATGTGTAATAGCTGCGAGAGACCAGTAGATACCGACTACGTGGAAGGGCTGTTTATCGGAACGCTGTTCTTCTGTAACGAGGATTGCGCGGGGAATTATATCGCCGGGCTCGAAGCGGAGAACGCGAAGCTGCGCGAGGTCGCGGAGGCGGCGAAATTGCTAATTAAGAGAATTGATCTTTCGACAACTATCAAAGTTGGAAAAGTTGAAAGTGCTTATCTCGGAGATGTTAGACAAAAGCTTGCCGCGCTCGACGCGGGGAAGCGGGGAGATTCTAACATTGGGGAAAACCCAATAAAACCCCAAAGTGATCCCAATGAGGGCTAAAAACGGTTTGTGTTAGTAGGATTTTCAAGATTGGTAAACGGTCAAAATTCGGGAATAAAAACCCAAAAGGAGCGAAATGAATGACTAATCTATCACTGCTAAATCTATTTCTTGAATATCTCTCAGCCGTAACGTGGGATATTTATTGCCACACCGACACTCTCCGCGATCAGGTTTTAGAATTGTGCGACGGCGACGAGGATACGAAAGTTGTTAGCTACGTGGGGATGAAAGAAAAATGACCGATAACGCGACGTGCCAGCACTGCGGGGAACGCTTCCGATATCCCGATACCCCGACGTGCCCGAAATGCGGCACAGCGGAGAATCGCATGGACTCAGCGGCAAAGGAAGCGCGGGCATGGAACCGCTGCAAGTGGAAGAAGCGCACCATCGGCGGCGTCGAGATTAATTTTCCGAACAAAATGGAAGCGAATTATTACCGGTATCTGCATTGGCTCGATCTCAAAGGCGAAATATTGGGCTTTGAATACCAGCCGAAAGCGTTCGATTTCAGGCCGAAACACACGAAAGGCACGACATCATACAAGCCGGATTTCAAAGTGTGGGATAATGATTGCTACACTTGGTACGTCGAAACCAAAGGCTACATGGACGCGAAATCAAAAACGAAACTGAAGCGCATGGCGAAACTATTCCCGCATGTGCATGTGGAGCTTGTGCTGTACAATGATTACAAGAAGCTGGCCGCGAAGGTCGGCGCATTGATCGAGGGATGGGAAAAGTGAAAAACAGAAACATTCACGGCGAAACGCACTTTTTGGACAGCGATCTTCCAGTAACTGCATATCACATTGAGCGACGAACAAAGCCGATGTATCATGCAGAATTTGGCGGTTCGGCAAAATGGTTTCATACGAGAGTGAAGGCTATCCGCTGGTTGGCGTGGAAGATTTATTTTCACGGTTGCACGGCTGAGAAAGCCCCTGGCTATCACTGTGCGGGTGAGTTTGTTTGCGATCCATATTACGTGTCTACAGAGCCGGAAAATATTACTAAGGCGGAGCGGCGGAGAGCGGTTAATGGAATTGCCATGTATAAATTAGGACACAACAAGCTGTTGTATCCGCCTAATTTAATTTGCGAACAATGCGGAACTCCGTATTATTACGATGAATGTTCAACAGAACCAATCTATAGTAGCGATCAGGGAGTACGCTATGAGGATGGAGTGTCATTTGCCCCAGACGTAACAAAATGTAAACACGCCTGTGAATGTGGTGATGAACTTTGCCAACAATAATCAGGATCGGGGAAAAATAATAATGCAGTGTCCAAAGCATGCCCTCGATACGTTTCTTGCGCCCCACAATCCTCAATTAGAGCGATCAAAAGCGTGTAAGCCGTTACCCGCGCAGAAAAGAAAAGCCGCCCTTTCGAGCGGCGCAGTGCCCGGACGCCGGAGCGCAGGGCTTATGTGGAATAGAGGGCTTGAGGGCTATTTCATTTCAACCGTTAGCAATGCAGGATTGAGAGTGCCGCCGCTTTCGTTAGCCGTTTCGCCTTCATCGCTTATTTGGTTATCGACATTCCACTTTTTGCGGAATTCTTCCCCGCGACTGTGGCATCGAGAAACCATACTCGCAACGGCTCCGGCCATGAATCCGGTTATGCTACCCGCGCCGATATTTTTATCAGCATCGCAGATGATCGTATGAGTATCAAAATCATCTTGTTCGTCGAGCAATCTCATTACTTCTCGCGCTGTGTCTACGCACGCTTTGCCGTATGGGTCTTTGTTGGCTTCGATGTATTTTTCCCAGTCTTCTGTCTTGATAATAGGCATATTCACACCTCCTTTCGTTCAGAATCAGTTGAGGCTATTTGATCTTTCGTCTAATCCATTTTAATTCATCTTCTATTTTGGATAATTTTGAAGACCTATTCCAGCATGATAACAAAATAAGTAACAACAAAAAGGTCATATCGTCCATCAATATTTTCCTTTCTCAATTTCTTTGATAAGCTGCTATTCTTTGTAGCTCTTCAACCGTAAAACCACATACGCGATCTTTGCCATCAAATGGATCAGCTATGGAATAAAAGGGTACATCATTACGACAATCAAATTCCCACCCGGAAATAGCTATCTTCCCCGTTTTATTCTGTTGGATAACCCCTATTCTATTTATAGTTGCCTTTTTCATATTTCACCTCCTTTCATATTCGATACCTCGACACAACGACTATACAAATTTCTCCAACAGATCGCGAATCGGCTCAAAGTTTTTTTTATCCAACCCCATTTCGACAGCACCTTCGAGCGTGACATCGAGCCAATCCGATAGAGGTTTGTGAAAACATCCGATTTGTGCGCTTGAATCCGTTAGATTGATCGTGATTTGATATTGGAGATTCGTGACAATGTATTCGATGGTTCCGCCCCTGATGGTTCCGCCCCTGATGGTTCCGCCCCTGATGGTTCCGCCCTCGATGGTTCCGCCCCTGATGGTTCCGCCCCAGATGGTTCCGCCCCAGATGGTTCCGCCC